CGATCGACCACGGCGTGATCTCGCCGACCCTGTTCGACTTCGCCGAGGTGGACGGCAAGCCAGAGGTCGTGCGCTACGACGCCTACCCGCTCAACTCGGTGATGCCCGTGGCCGCCACGGGCACGGCGTGCCTGCTCATTCACCGCTCGGTGTTCGAGCGTATGGCCGCCGAGCCGCCCACCTCGCCTGGCTTCTCGGCCGCTTACCCCTGGTTTCAGGAGCGCGAGTTCGGCCCCAAGGTCGTGAGCGAGGACATCACGTTTTGCTGGCGCGCCGGCCTGCTCGGGTTCCCGATCTACGTGAACACCGCGGCCAAGCTGGGTCACGAGAAGACCTTCCTCTTGACCGAGGATCGCTACATCGCGCAGATCCAGGCCGCCGAGCCGGACATGAGCCAGATGGCGAGCGCCGACCATGGCTAAATTCATGGGCGTCCCTGAGCGCATGATCGCCGCCCTTGAGACGGCTGGCATCATCGCCGACCGGCACAAGACGCGCCGCGTGACCATCGACCTCTACGCCAGCGACGTGGCCACGGTTACGGTCGAGCAGCTTGCTGAGGACAACGAGATCGAGCGGATCGTCAAGATGCTCCGCGTGATCGAGGACGACAAGATCGAGGCCGACCATGGCTGACCTCGTCGTGATCGTGCCGAGCCGTGGCCGCCCGGTCGCCGCCCGCGAGCTGGCCGCCAGCTTCGCCGAGACGTGTACGGCGGACACGCGCCTCGTGTTCGCGCTCGATAGCGACGATCCCGAATTGTCCGCTTACCCCACCACGGCCGGCGGCGAGGTATGTGTCGCGCCCGCACCAAGCAACATGGTGCTCACGCTCAATCTTGCGGCCAAGGGGTACGCCAGCTACCTCCCCAACTTCGCCATCGGATTCATGGGCGACGACCACCGGCCCCGCACGGTGGGTTGGGACTCGATGTACCTCGACACTCTGCGCGAGCTCGGCACCGGCCTCGTCTACGGCGACGACCTGATCCAGGGTGAGCGCGTGCCGACCCAGGTGGCCATGACCTCGGACATCGTCCGGGCCCTCGGCTATATGGCTCCCCCACAGCTTGTGCATCTGTTTGTGGATAACTTCTGGCTCTCGCTCGGCCGCCTGGCCGGGTGCATCCGCTACCGGTCCGACGTGGTCATCGAGCACATGCACCCGGTGGCTGGCAAGGCCGGGTGGGACGAGGGCCACAAGCGGGTCAACACCCCCGAGTACTACGCCCGCGACGAGGCCGCCTGGCGCGCCTACATCGACGCCGGCCACCTGGCCGCCGACGTGGCCAAGGTCGAGGCCCTGCGTGAGGCCAGGTGAGCGAGCTCACCGCGCTCGTTACCGGCGCCGCCGGTTTCATCGGCCGGCACATGTCGGCCGAGCTGGAGGCCCGCGGCTACCGGGTGACGCACATAGACACCGTGCTCGCCTGCGAGTGCTGCCCGCCCACCGACGCCCGCCACCACTTCGCGTGGGACGTGCGCACGTTCGATCTCGTCGTGCACTGCGCGTTCCACGTCGGCGGCCGGGCGGCGATCGAGGGCGAGCCGCGGCTACTAGCCCGCAACCTTGAGCTCGACGCGGCCATGTTCGACTGGGCCGTCCGGACCGGGCAACCGCGGGTCCTGTACTTCTCCAGTTCGGCGGCCTACCCGGTCACGCTCCAGACCGCGGACCTGGCCCCGCGCAAGCTCCGTGAGGCCGACATGGGCAAGGGCAAGCCGGACGCCCGGTACGGCCTGGCCAAGTACGTCGGCGAGCACCTGGCCGCCGCGGCGGCCGAGTCCGGGCTCTGCGTCCACGTGGTGCGCCCGTTCTCCGGCTACGGCACCGATCAGAGCCTTGACTACCCGTTCCCCTCGTTCATCGCGCGGGCCGCCAAGCACGCGGACCCGTTCGTGATCTGGGGCGACGGCAGCCAGGTCCGGGACTGGATTCACGTCGACGACGTGGTCAACGGCGCGCTCGCCATCGTGGCCAAGGACCTGTGCCAGCCCTACAACCTGTGCACCGGGACCGGCTACTCAATGCTGGCCCTAGCCGAGCTGGCGTGCGAGATCGCCGGGTACTCGCCGAAGTTCGAGTTCCTGGCCGATAAGCCTGCGGGCGTCGCTCACCGGGTCGGCGACGCCGACGCGTTCCTCCGCCACTGGATCCCCCGCGTGAGCTTGCGCGAGGGCGTCACCCGAGCACTGAAGGGGGCCGGATGAGCGCCGAGGGCCACACCTCAACCGCGGCAACCCTGCCAGTCGCACAAGCCGACGTGACCGGCCTGACGGCCGCTCTGGGGGCCAAGGCCGCCAGCGTGCACACGCACGCCGAGGCCGATACCACCTCCCTGGTTGCCGACCTCGGCACGCTCTCGACGGCCGTCGCCGGCAAGGCCGCGACCTCGCACACGCACGCCGAGGCCGATACCACGAACCTGACCACGGACCTTGCTGCCAAGGTGCCGAACACACGCCAGGTACTCGCCGGGACTGGTGCGACCGGGGGCGGCGCGCTCTCGGGCGACGTGACCGTGGGCGTGGCCTACGACACGGCGAAGCCGTTTAGCGTGATCTCGCTCGGCACGGTGGGCACGGCGAACAAGGCCGCACGCTCGGATCACCGGCACCCGGGCAACGGGTGGGCTGCAGTTGACCACGGCCTGATCGGGTGGAATTTCCCGAACTACGTCGGCGGCGCCAGCCAGATCCTTTCGCTGGCAGGCACGCTCACCGTATGGAAGGTCCCAGTGGACGAGGCTGCGCTCGCCGCGGCCGGCGGCCAGATTACTAACGTCGTGCTCGCCGTGGGTTCGGTTGGCGTGACGCTCACCTCCGGCCAGAACTTCGCGGGGCTCTGGCTCGCGGACGGCACGCTCGTTGCCCTGACCGCAGACCAGTCCACACCGTGGGTATCGGCGGGGGTCAAGGTCATGGCGCTCGCTGGCGGGCCGTATACGCCCGTAGGTGGCGCGCAGGAGGTCTACGTGGGCGCGTGGTTCAACGGCAGCACCTCGCCGGGGTTCGTCCGGGCAGGGTCCGCGCCGTCCGGCCTGGCCAACGTCGGACTCTCAACCTCGGCCACGTTCAAGTACGCCACCGCGAACACCGGGCTTACGACAGCGGGCGCCAACCTCACGACGCGCAGCGCGTCGAACAACATGATCTGGGCGGCCGTCTCGTGACCTATCAGGCTGGCACGACCGCGACCCTCACCGTCCAGTGGCTCACCGGCTCCGGCGGCTCGGCCGTGGACGTGACCGCGCAGACGATCACCATCGAGACCGCGGCCGGCGCCACCGTCCTGGCCGCCACCTCAACCGGGATCAATCACCTGGCCACCGGCCTCTACTCCTACTCGTGGGCGATCTCGTCCTCGCAGGCCGCGGGCGACTACGTCATCCTGTGGAACGCCACGGCCACCGGCGCTGTCACCGCGTCCGAGGTGGTCACGGTCATCGCCGCGACCGGGGCGCTCGGCGACCCCTACGTCACGGCCACGCAGCTCAAGGCGCGCCTCGGCGTCAATGACACCGTGGACGACACCGCGGCCGGTGAGGCCGTACTGGCCGCGAGCCGCGCGCTGGAGAAGTACTGCAACCGGACCTTCGGCCGCCAGGACACCGCGACGGCCCGCGTCTACCCGGTGGGCCGGACCTCGCAGGCGATCCACGTGGACGACTTCTGGACTACCTCGGGTATGTCTGTCGCCATCGACAGTTCCGGTGACGGCACCTATGCCACGGCGTGGACCTCGGCGTACTACCAGCTCGAGCCGCTTAACGGGATGGCGGACGGCGAGAGTGGCTGGCCGTACTCCCGGATCGTCGCCACCAACTTCTTCACGCTCGTCGCCTACTACGGGCGCCTTCGCGCGCCGGTTCAGGTGACGGCGAAATGGGGATGGGCCGCGGTCCCCGCCGGCGTCCTGTCGGCCGCCTACCTCCTGTCTATGGACTACCTCGCACTCAAGGACGCCCGGTTTGGGCTTTCCGGCGGCACCGGCGATTTCGGCCCCTGGCGGGTACAGGAGAACAAGCGCGCCATGGCCCTGCTCGCTCCGTACGTGCGTAACCCGATCCTGGTCGGCGGCCAGTGAGCGCGGCCACGATCGCTGCGCTCATGCTCGGCATCGAGACTCGCCTCGCCACCGTCACCAATCTGCGCGCCAAGGACACCGCGCCGGACACCATCGACATCCCGGCCGGCGGCGGTTACGCGTTCGTCGGCCTCCCGCACCAGGTGGACTACCACCAGTCGATGGCCAACGGCCAGGTCAACCCCGTGTTCACCATCGTCGTGCTGGTCGCGGCCACGCCCGCCCGGGTGGGCCAGGCTCTCCTGGCCGGCTACCTCAACCCGGCTGGCGCGCAGTCGATCCTCGTCGCCGTCGAGGGCGACCGCACGCTCGGCGGCACGGCGGAGGACTGCCGGGTGATGAGCGGCAAGACCCTCGGCCAGGTCGAGCTGTCCGGTGTGACTTACCTCGGGGCCGAGTTCACCCTCCAGACCATCGCGCTAGGAGTCTGACGTGGCCACGTTCGTAGCCAACAACGTCACGGCGTACGCCGGGCCGTACGACATGACCACCGACCTGAACAAGCTCTCGCTCAAGGGCAGCGCGGACGAACTGGACTCGACCACGTTCCAGCCCCCGGGCGCGGCCAGCGCGGGCTGGCGCACGCGGGTGGGCGGGCTCAAGGACTTTGACGCCGCGCTGGAGGGGTTCTGGCAGTCGGGCACCGCGCAGGCCATCGACCCGCAGGCCATGACCAATCTCGGCGTCGCGGACACCGTGCTTACGTGGTCGCCCACCGGCGTGGCCGGTGACCCCTGCTACATCCTGCAGGGCAACGAGTTCGGCTACAGCCAGGGCGACCAGGTCGGCGCCCTCTGGCCGTTCAAGCTGGCTATGAAGGGCTCGAACGCTCAGGGCATGATCCGTGGCCAGCTTGCGGCGGCGAGCCAGTCCAAGGCCGCGACCGGCCAGCTGGGCTCGATCCTGACGATGACCGGGCCCTCGGCCTCGCAGTACGTCTACGGCTCGGTGCACCTCATGGGCACCGTGGCTACCACGATCACCATAAAGATCCAGTCCTCGACGGTGATCGGCTTCGGCTCGCCTACCGACCGGATCACCATCGGCCCGCTCACCACGCTTGGCGGCACGTTCGCCACCCGGCTGGCCGGTGCTATCACGGACGGCTACTGGCGGATGAATATCTCGGCGATCACCGGCACGTGGACCGTTGCCGGCGCCATCGGGATCCAGTAACACCGGTTCGCCGGTACCCGGGACACCAACTACTAGCTACTGGGCCGCCACCGTGGCGCTCAGGGCGATCGCGCACGTCAGAAGGGGTGCCCCGTGGCAACGTTCGTAGCGACCGACGTGCGGACCGAGGTCAATGCCGTCAACCTGTCCACTTTCGTCACTAAGGTTTCGCTCAACCTCACGGCCGATGAGCTGGACGACACGGCCATGGGCGACACCTGGCGCTCCCGGGTGGCCGGACTCAAGGACGGGCAGGCTCAGGTCGAGTTCAACCAGGACTTCGCGGCCAGTGCGCCGGACGTGACCCTGTTTGCTCTGCTCGGCACCGTGGTCACGTTCAAGCTCCGCCCGACCACGGGCACAATCACGACCACAAACCCGGAATACCAGCTGTCGGTGCTCGTATCCCAGTACAACCCGATTGACTCGGGTGTGGGCGAAAAGGGCAAGTTCTCCGTCACCTGGCCCACGGTCGGAACGATCACGCGGGCCACGACCTAAGCCCATGGGCGTCAAGGTCACGATCACGCCGGGCGTGGAGAACAGCTTCCACGCCCGGCTCCTGCGCGAGCGCGGCGCGGCGGCGGTCCTGCAGCGCCAGCACAACGCCGCGCTCCGCAAGGCGGCCAAGCCGATGAGCGACGGCGTCAAGGCCGACCTCGGGGCGTACATGCCGCACCGGGGTGGCTACCTGGCCACGCTCGGCGGCTCGCTCAAGGCGCGGATCACGCCCCTGCGTAACGGCGTCGAGATCCGCGACACGGCCATGGGCAAGGCCGCCGGCCGCGACCTGCGATCGCTGGAGCGTGGCCGCCTGCGTCACCCGACGTACGGCCGCCGCTCGGGCCGCCGCGGCCAGTCGCTCATGTTCAACAACAGGATCGTGGCGGGGTTCTTCACCAAGCCAATCACCGCACGCGCAGACCTGGCCCGCCAGGCGATCCTTGACGCCATGCGCGAAATCGCACGTTCCATTACAGGCTAGGAGACATCGGGACATGATCCGTTTCAGGCTCGGCGAGATCGACGCGGCCAGGTACAAGGGCGGGGACGCGTGGTTCGTCTACGACACCGACGCCATCCGCGCCATGACCGCACGCCAGGTGATCGAGCTGGAGAGCCACCTCGGCGGCGGCCTGTCGATCGCGCAGGCCGAGTCCGAATTCTTCGGCCGCGCCAGCCTGGCCGGCCTCCTGGGGCTGCTCTTCCTGGCCCGGCGCCTGTCCGGCGTAGTCGAGTCGTGGGACAACTTCGACCCCCACCTTCACCAGGTGATCGTTGAGCGCTTCGACCCCGGGGCCGAGCCGATGCCCAGTAGCGGCGACCTCGGCCAGATCGAGGTTCGCGGCGAGCCTGCCGACGAGGCCAGCGTCCCCCCTACTTCGCCGGCGGCGTAGCTCTCACGCTCGCCGAGCTGTATCCGCACTTCCTCTACAGCGCGCACCTCCCGCCTCGGGAGGTGCGCGAGATGACCCCCGCCGAGATCCTGGCCGCCCTTACGTGGTGGACGGAGCGAACGGCGCGCGACGGATCGGAGTAGCCCTGTGGCCGGTCCCGGCGGCGCCGATGCGATCCTCACCTACCGCACACAGATCACCGGCGAGGAAGGTGTCTCCCTCGGGTTCCGTCACCTGGCCGACTCGATCGATGAGACGGACCGATCGGCCCGCCGTTCCAGCGAGGGTGTCACCTCTCTTGGCCAGCGGCTCGACGCCGCCAAGGCGAACGTGGCCGGGCTCAAGGACGAGTTCAATAAGACCGGCGACATCCGGATCCTCAAGGACATCGGCAAGGGTGAGCGCGATGTCAAGAACCTGACTGGCTGGATCCGTCACCTTGGTGACGACTCCGACAGCACCAGTAGCAAGCTCGGCATGTTTGAGAAGATCGTGGAGGCCGGTGCCGGCGGCCTGGTCACGTTCGGGTCCAAGGCATCCTCGGCGGCCTCGGCCGTGTCCGAGTACATCATCCCGGTCGCCGCCGCGACCGCGGCCCTGTTCGCCGTCCCGATCGCCGCCGCGGCCGGCGGCCTGGCCATCGCCGGTGTCGGTGGCGCGTTCCTGGCCATGGGCATCAAGGTCGCCATGGGCAACGCCGAGGTCACCGACGCCGCCCAGCGGTTCGGCGACACCTGGCACGTGGTCGGCAATCAGGCCACGTCCATGATCGCCCACGAGCTTGTGCCTGCTCTCGGCAGCATGCGTGACTCGCTCGCGCAGGACGGCCCGCTCCTCGAGCAGCTGTTCATCGGCCCGGCCACGGCCATCGGGCCGCTCTCGGCCGGCTTGACTGGCCTGGTCGAGCACGCGCTCCCCGGTCTGACCGACGCCGCCGACGCCAGCTCCGGCGTGCTCATGCAGATCGCGAGCGCCCTGCCATCTCTCGGCGACACGGTCGGCCAGTTCTTCAGCAAGATCGCCGAGGGCGCGCAGGGCGGCGGCGACGCGCTCCTGGTCCTGATCGACCTGATCAAGATCACGGTGAACGAGCTCGGCAACGCTATCGGCGGTGCCGAGAAGCTGTTCAAGATGGGCGAAAACACCACCATCGGCAAGGGTGTGCTCACCGTCATCCACGCTCTGGCGACCGTGGCGCCCGAGGCAGACAAGGCCAGTAAGTCATTCAAGCCGCTCGCCGTGGACACGGCCGCTACCGCGGCGGCGGCCGAGAAGGCGGCTTCCGGCTACAGGTCGATGGCGGACGCGCTCGGCCTGGTCAACGGCGATTCGATCTCGGCGGCGCAGGCGCAAATCACCAGCGCCAACGCTACGAGCCAGGTGTCGGCGGCCATGAAAACGGCACAGGGCCATATCCAGGGCAACAGCCAGGCCAGCCGTGATCTGCGTGGCCAGATCCTCACGAGCCTGACCACGTACGCGGCGCAGGCCGATGCCGTGTTCAAGGTGTCCGGCTCGACGCAGCAGTCCACGGCCGCGTTCTACCGCCAGGTCGAGGCGCTGCGTGCGACGACGCCGGCCGGCTCGGCGGCCAGGGCGCAGATGGACGCGCTCATCAACACGTTCACCCGGAACCGGACCGCGGCCACGGCCTCGGCGCTGTCGGTGGGGGCGATCAACACCGAGATCAACCGCTTGCACGACAAGAAGGTCAAGGCCGAGGCCCAAGCCGACTCCCGCCAGGTGGCCGCGCTCAACGCCCAGATCAACGCGCTGCACAGCAAGCTGGTCTACGTCCAGGTGGTGGCCAAGTACGGCGGCACCGCGTTCGGCTCCGCCGACGCCGCCGAGCGGGCCGCGCAGAACGCCGGCATCACGCACCGCGCCGGTGGCGGCTCGGCGATGGCGGGCCGGGCGTACGCCGTTAACGAGGTCGGCGGCGAGATGTTCGTCCCGAACACCAACGGCCAGATCATCACCGCGGCCGACCTCAAGGGCATGAGCGGGGGCGGCGGCACGGTGAACGTGACGATCAACATGGCCGCCGGCGCCGACCCCAACGCCGTGGTCGCGGCGATCCAGCGGTACGCGCAGCGGAACAACGGCATTGCGTTGCGGGGCGGGGTGCGGACGGTATGACCCTGGCCGCGGCCATCGTTGAGGTGGGGTTCACGGTCGGGGCCAGCACGGGCACGCTGCTTCACCTTGACGATCCGGCCCGCGGCAAGCTCGACACCGCGACCCTGGCGCCGGACTCGACGTGGACCGACATCACGGCCGACGTGCGCAGCGTCGAGACGACTCGCGGGGCGACCCGCGTCGTGGGTTCGGTGATCCGCTACGAGGCGGGCACGGCCACGATCACGCTCTATGACAACTCCCGCAACTACGATCCCTCGAACCTGGCCGGGCCCTATGTCTCCGGCGGCGTCACACAGGTGACGCCGATGCGCGCGGTCCGGATCCGGGCACTGCACAACGGCACCTACTACGACCTGTGGCGCGGCTTCGCCGACTCGTGGGTGTACGACTACCCGGCGCCCGGCCAGACCGTGTGCGTGCTCAAGGCCACGGACGGGTTCAAGGTGCTCGGCGCGTTCGACCGCGTGGCCGTCGCTGGCGTCGGAGCGTCGGAGGATATCGGCGCCCGGATCTCCCGGGTACTCACCTCGGCGGCCTGGTCGGCGACGGACCGCGTGATCGCCACCGGGGACTCCACCGCGCAGATCACCACCCTGGCGGGGAACGCCCTGGCCGAGTGCCAGACCGCGGCCGACTCCGAGATCGGCGAGTTCTATATGGATCCGGCCGGCCGTGCATTCTTCCGGAACCGGACCGCGACCATGACCGACGCCCGGTCGAACACCGCGCAGGGGACGTTCACCGACGCCGCGGACGGCGGCCTGCCGTACCACGACGTGACCACGTCCTACGACGACGACCACCTGATCAACCTGGTCACGGGCACGCGGACCGGCGGGGCGCAGCAGACCAGCACGCATGACGCGTCGGCGTCGGTGGCCAGCTACCTCACGCACACCTACGACAACTCGTCCCTGATTCTGGAGTCAGACAGTGTGGTCCTCGACTGGGCCAACATGATCTGTTACCAGAACAAGGACCCGGAGCTCCGGTTCGAGACCATTGAACTGGTCCGTAACCATGTCTCGGCCACCGAGGATCTGCTCTTCGCCCAGATGCTCGGCCGCCTGATCGGCGACCGGATCACGATCTCCCACCGGCCCGCGGGCGGCGGCACGATCATCTCCCGTGATGTGTTCGTGCGCGGGATCGCCCACCAGATCTCCGAGGGCGGCACCGTATGGCGCACCATCTTCCAGCTTCAGTCAGCGGCCAAGTACTCGTTCCTGGTCCTCGACAACGCCACCCTCGGCAAGCTCAACTCGAACGCGCCCTCGGCGTGACCAGCATCGGGAGAACCATGACGCCCACGCCCACGGCGCGCGCCTACTACAACCACGGCCGGTGGATCACCGACTGCCCACGGCCGGGTTGTGCAAATGCGCAGGCGCTCACGCCCGCGCAGTGGGTGTTCGAGTGCTCGAACTGCCTGGTGCGCGCGCCCGTCGAGTGGCCGCCGAACGCCGCCGAGATCACCGCCGAGCTGGACAGGCGGCCGGTGCCCGATACCCGCAACTGGTTCCCGGAGGACCATCCGCTGGCGCTCGCCTCTGGCCGCGACCACGGCCAGACCGTCAGCCAGCTGGCTGACGAGTTCCACGCCATGGACCCAGTGTCCGCCAAGGTCACCAACAGCAAGGGACGTGCTTGATGGCTTGGACCGCGCCACTCACGTTCGTCGCGGGCAACGTGCTCACGGCCGCGCAGCTCAATCAGCAGTTGCGGGACAACATGCTCACCACGGCCCCCGCCCTGGCTACGACCGCGGGCGGCATCTTCGCCGTGACCGGGACCAACGCCATTGCGCAGCGGCTTCTCTCGCAGAATGAGGTACTGACGGCCGAGACGACAGCCAGCACCACCTACGTGGCGCTGGCCACGGCGCAGGCCGTCACGGTGACCACCGGAACGCAGGCGATTGTCTTCCTCTCTGCCCAGCTCACCAACGCCACGGCGGGCAACGAATCGCACATGGGCTACGCGGTGTCGGGTGCCACCACCGTGGCCGCGGCGGACTCCTCGTCGCTGCTCTATGTGCCCGCGACGGCGTCCACGCACTTCATGGCCTGCTCGCGCGCCTTCTATCACACTGGCCTGACGGCCGGATCCAACACGTTCACCGCCCAGTTCCGCTCCAGTGCGGCCACCAACTGCCAGGCCCGTAACCGGCAGATCTTCGTCATTCCCCTGTGACGCATCAATGCCTCATCATGAGCACATGACACGTTTGGGGATACGGGCGGCGGCCATCGTGGCCGCCGCTTTCATGCTCACCGGGAGTGCGGCCGTCGCCGCACCCAAGGCACCGCCAGCGCCACACGTCCTGTCCGCCACTGGCCACCTCGTGCCGGTGGCTGTCGCGCCACCGGGGCTCATCTCTACCGAGCTCGGCGCCTATGCCGCATTCCCGGTCGCCGTCCGGACCGCGGACGGCGTGCTCGCCGCATACGGCGTGAACACCTCGCATTACGGGGCCACCGGCCGGACGTACCTGCGCCGATCGGGCGACGGAGCCGTCTGGGGCGAGCCGTTCCCGGTGCCCGACCAGGCCACCGGCTACGCGTGGGGAACCGCAGGGCTGGCCGCCGAGACGGCCGCGCAGGGCGGGCGGATCTATGCCACCGAGGTCAGGACCGGGTGGGTGCCCAACAGCCAGACCCTGTCTAGCGTGGCCGGGTACGTGCGCTACTCCGACGACAATGCCGCCACCTGGTCCCCGCTCGTGGCCATGCCGGGCGCTGGGCCGCACCCCGGCGGATGGCAGTACTACCCGTCCTCGGCCGTGGTCATGCCCGATGACGGCGAAGTAGTCCAGGCCGGGTACGGGTCCGACGACCACGTTCACGTGTACTCCTCCATCGACCGCGGCGCGACGTGGGCCCCGGCCGGCAACCTGTCCACCGCGGGCCGCCAGCTGGAGGAACCGCAGCTGTGCGCGATGTCCGGCGGACGCCTGGCCGTGGTCATGCGCTCGGATGGTGTTGGGACCGACGCGAGCGCGCGGCTCTACCTCGCCGTGCGCGACGCGGCCGGAATGTGGGGTGCGCCGAAGGTCATCACCTATGACGGGTCCGGCTCACCGGCGTGCGCCGAGGTGGCGCCCGGGACCCTGGCCATCGCCTACCGCGGGTGGATCGACCGTGCCGACGCCACCAAACGGCCGCTGCGCGTGCTCATGGTCGCGGTCGATTCCGGGTGGGGGCGCGGCAACATCGACCTCGCACCGGGCGTCTGGGGCCGGTTCCTCTACGGGTCCTGGCTGCGTGACCCCGCGGATTCCTCCACCTGGCGCCTGATCTACGCGCTGGAGGGCCCGAACGGCTCAACCGCCCCGGCCGCACAGGTCTGGTCCGTGCCCGTGCACTTCTCCGAGATCACCAGCTAGGGACGAGGCGCAGCATGGCGGCTATCCGGTACGGCGCAGACTGGTCCAAGGCGACGCCCACGGCCGCCATGCTCGCTAAGCACGGCATCACCTTCGCGTGCCGGTACCTGCTCGACCCCGCGCGCGACCGGGGCAAGCGGCTTACGCTCGCCGAAGCGCAGCGGCTCACCGCGCTCGGCGTCGATCTGGTCGCCAACTTCGAGTACGCCACGCAGCCGGTTCTCACCTACGCACAGGGCCAGCTCGACGGCCGGACCGCGGCGGCCGAGCTGGCCGCGCTCGGCGCCCCCGCCGGCGTACCGGTCTACTTCTCGTTCGACTACGACGCGCCCAACTCGCACTTCCCCGGGATGTTCGACTACCTTCGCGGTGCCGCCAGCGTGCTCGGGGCCGGGCGCGTGGGCGCGTACGGCAAGTACGCCGTGATCGAGTACCTGGCCAGCCGTGGGGTCACCTGGCTCTGGCAGACCTACGCCTGGTCCGGCGGCCTCTGGTCGGCTCACGCCACCATCCGCCAGATCCGCAACGGCGCGTTCCCGGGGGAATTCGACGGCGACCTCGACCAGGCCATGGTGCCGGACTTCGGCCAGTGGAACTACAGCACTCAGGGAGACGACGTGAGCTTCGCAGAGAACCTGACCCCGCTCGGCGACCTGGCCGCGTTCCTGCCCGCCGACCTTCACGTCACCAAGGACACCGTCTGGTCGGCGGACCGGGCGATCAAGCTCGCCGTAGTCGCCGGCCAGGCCGCGCGGACCACGGCGAACGACGCCAAGACCCTGGCCAAGGCCGCGGCCGACAGCGCCGCCGCGGCGGCCAGTACCGCGGCGGCGTGCCGTGACGCCATCGGCGCACTCGTGACCAGCGAGGGTGACGGGACCGGTGGGGCGCCAATCGACCTTGACGCGCTCGTGGCCAAGCTGGCGCCCGCCGTCGCCGATCTGCTCGCCGCCCGCCTCGCGAACTGACCGATCGGAACGGGTGAACGGGACCGCCCAGCCAGAGAGCGGGGCGGGCATGAATCAGGCAGTACTCGTTTCCCTGGTGTCGGCCTTTGGCCTGATCGTCTCGACGGCGATCGGCCTCCTGGCCACCAGGAAATACGGCGCGGCCACGCTCCGTGCGGAGCGGGCCGAGGGCGAGCGCCTTGCACTCAAGGACCGCCAGGCGCGGCTTGACGCCATCAACGATCGCCTGATCGACACCCTGCAGGAGGAAATCGTGCGGCGAGACAAGATCATCGAGGGACTGCGGCGCCCGCCGCGTGGGCGCCCGTGAGGCCGCCGCGCCCGTCGCCGCTGGCCCTGGCCGCCGGCCTGATGGTGGTGTTCGTGATGACCGGGTGCGGCCTGGTCTGGCTGTCCACCCTGGCCAGCCAGGCGAGCGAGGACCGGGTATCGAGCCGCGCCACCACGCAATCCCTCTGCGACCTCCTGGCCATCTACGTGGCGCCAGGGCCCGCACCTACCACGGCCCGCGGCCGGACCGTCCTGGCCAAGATGAACGACGAGTACGTCCGGCTCAAATGTGCCGGCGATGGCGCGGCCACTCCAGCCGCTTCACCTAAGTAGGCACGCCGTGAACCTGTCCGACCTGGTCGTCAGCTACATTCGCACGCTCGTGCCGGTGCTCGTGGGCATCGGCCTTACCTACCTGGCCAAGCACCTCGGGATCGTCGCCCCCGAGCCTGGCCTCGTCTCGTGGGTCACCGGCGCGTTCATCACCGGGTACTACGTCCTGGTGCGGTTCCTTGAGGCGCGTTTCCCGGTGCTCGGCGTGCTGCTCGGCGTGCCGAAGCCGCCCGCCTACGACCCGCCATCGGCGAACGTCATCGGCTAAGCTCACCTTCTCCGGTCCCACGCACGACGAAACCGGCCCGCTCCCCTTCACGGAGAGCGGGCCGGTTTTCGCATGTCCGGGGCTAGGCCGGGCGGCCTAGATATGCCGCCCAGTATTCGGCCTTGGTCACCTCGGCGCCGTCGATGTAGTAGTGCCACGGCCCCGGCTGCCGGACCACCCACGTGGAAGCGAGCTCCTCGTCCGTCATCTCGTGGGGCTCCTTCACGATCGCCTCGCGGCGTATCTCGAACATTCTGCCGGCCGCGCTCATAGCGGTGTCGCCGCAACGGCCGTGCGCCAGACGGCGAGGCCGCGCTCCTGGCCGGGAGCGTCGAGGTGGTAGTTGTCCTTGGCGTTGCACCAGTAGCTCACCCACGCCGCCCCCGAGAGCGCGGCCTCGGCGATCACCTCGCGCAGATACTCGGCGTGGCTGGTGCCATTGTCGAGGTAGGCGACGTGCGCCCCGAACTCCGGCACGGCCCACGGCAGCGACAGGTGCGTGGCCAGGTCGAGGACCGGGTTGAGCAGGTCGGCAGCGGGCGTGTACTGGCCGTGGCGAGCCTCCAAGGCGTCGGCGTAGGAGTCCACCCCGACCATGTCCCCGGCGGCGATCCCGCCGTAGAGCATCTGCCAGTCGAACCCGGCGCGCACGTGCTGCCACCGGTTGAGGATCGGGATGAGGTGGCAGCGCGCGGCCACGTCAGGCGGCATCATGTCGCGCAGCGAGCGCAGCCGCCCCCACACACCGACCCACACCTTGGCCGCCTCACCGGGACTCGGCGCCCTGGCGATCCTGGCTTCCGGCTCGTGGTCGTAGCAGAGCCAGAAGTCCCCGCCCGCCTCGTGCATGAGCGCCATCACGTCGCCCTCGTTCCATGTCTTGAACGAGATCACCGGGACCTCACCCACGCCCCACACGTACCCGATCAGGGAGCCGTGCGCCCACGAGAGCCGCTGTGTGGGCGAGAAGAAGTGCCGGGTGTAGCCGAGCGCCCCGTAGAGCTCACGGTGCGCGGCCTTGGCCTCTGGCTCGGTGTTCACCCCGAAGATGGTCACGCGGCCTGCCTCGATTCGGTGATGAGCGTGTACAGGTCGCCGGGCGTCACGTCGCCCGGGTCGCGGCCATCGGCGAACAGGTGGAACCCCGCGTTGGCGTAGGCCCGGTCCACTAGCTGGCTGCAGATCATCGACGTGGACGTGGCCACGCGCCGCTTCACCCACGCGGGCCGGATGTGCAACTGCTCCAGCGCCAGGGAGAAGTAGTCGCCCCAGAAGTACGGCGTGTCCTTCAGTGCCAGACCGGCGGAGGCTACGGCGTCGGCCTCGGTGACGCCGAGCGGGAGATCCGACCAGATCGTGGATCCGGGCGGCCGGTCAGTGTAGTACGAGAGCGGCGTGAGGATCGCGCCGCCCGGCATGGCCTCGATCACCTGATCGCCGACGCAGAGGCCCGCGTGCTGGTAGTCGCCGTTGTCGCCGAGCAGGCGCTCGCCAATGCCGATGAGCACGCCACCGGCCCCGCTCATCTTGGTCACGAAATACTGGCCGGTGAGGTCGCGGCCGGGGGCGCTCACGCGCGCTTCTCGTGGAGCTTGGCGTGCCGCCGCGCCTCGCGCTCCCACGCTCGCCGCTCGGCGCGATTGCCGTATTGCTTCGGCTCGGCCTTAACCGCCCCCGTCTCGCGCGGTGCGGGCCCAGCCGGCGAGCAGGCCGGGCACGTGCACCCGTACGCGCCGCCCCCCATCAGAACAGGTCCCCGCCATCGAAGCGGCGAGCACGAGTGTGCCGCCGGACCGGACGGTGCGCGCGGCGGGTGAGCGAGATCGCGACCAGGACGACGACGCCGAGAACGAGCAGCATCACCGTCCCCCAGGAGTCCACGAACCGCCCGGTGGCCGAGAGCCAGCCTGGCCCCCAGATCGCCACGGCCAGGGCGCCCGCGCCCATGGCCGCGAGCAGCGCGAGTACCGGGTGATTCTTCAGGACGTACAGCCAGTAGAACCGGCGGCCGTGCATCTCGGCGGCGCTGGCTTGCGCCTGCTCGTGGAAAGTACCCATCACAGAAACCCCTTCAGGGCTAGTTCGGATAGCGCGAGCTGGACACTCATGGCCAGGTGCGCCGTGCGGCCGTACTCATCCTCGGTGATCGCCTCGGCCGTGTAGGCGTTGTGCGCCTCGCGCTGGAGCAGGATGGCGAGCCGGTGCACCTCCAGCGCGTCGGTGACCGGATCCGTGACCCGCCAGCTCTCGGGAATGTCCCACGGATCCGGCTCACCGTCACTCACTCGTGTGGCCGGTACTGCTCGCGCTTCTTGGCCTCGGCCGCGCCGCCGATCTTCTCCAGCCACACCCGGTGGTTGGCGACCGTGGCCGCGGCGGCGGCCTCGGCCAGGTCGGCTTGGTAGTTCCAGGCCTTGCGCACGGCCCGCGCGGCGCGGCGCACGTCGATTGACCACGCCAGGCGGCCGGACGACATGACGGCCCGGTACTCCAGCGCGGCGGCCTCGCGGTAGGCGGCGGCGTGCGCGAGGTGCATCTTGGCCACGCCTTGGAGGTAGGCGCGGCGGCCGGTGCCGGTGAGGATCTTGGAGATGTCCGCGGCGGCGCCCGCGGTCGGCGTGGCGCGGTTGTTACCGGTTCTCGTGATGGGGGAAACGCTAGCCATTTTCCACTCTCCGTAGTCAAAGGGCCGATATCGGCGCCGATATCGG